CCTTTCGGTATGTGCATATTACCGTCAGGTGCGGATAATAGCAAGGATATAAAAGAACATATATTCGACAAATATAAGGCAGAATGATCGTGTACATTTCTGCAGTTTATCCGCTTGATAATGTACATTTTCAGAGCTAATATCGGTACAATGGAAGAGGGTCTCGCATATTTTCCGGCCCCCATTGGGGGATTGGGAGCTTACGCTCCCGCCTCCAGCATCTGCGCCATGTCTGCCCCACAGTCGGGCTGTGTCGGCCGGGTCGTATCCGGTGCGACCGTTTCCCCTGTGGCAGGATCGCCGTTCTGTGCCGCCAGTTTCGCGGCTTTCAGGGCATCCCGTTTTGCCTTTTCCCTTGCAAGGAACTTCTGTGCTTCCTCATCCGTGCGGAAAGCCGCATGGCCGGAAAGGTTCTCCATGAGGATCTTGCGTGTCTCTTTGAAATCCGGACCGTTCATCCCCAGCCGCAGGAGCCATGTGCGGAGTGAGTATTTCTCATTCTCATCGTTGACATCCTTTGCCTGGATGCGCTTCTGGCTGATAGCCTGCTGGTTCATCAGCACCGCCAGCTGTGCAAAAGCCGTCAGATGTTCGTGGTCCGGTGCAGTCGGGAAGCCGGTAAAGGTGACCTTCTCGGTGGTGATTTTCAGGCCTTCCAGTGCAGCACCATGTTCAGTCTCATAGTCGCTGACCGCATTGATGAAGTTCATGATGGCAAAGGTGCAGCTATCGTCCTTCAGCTTCTCGACCAGCCCCTCTTCCACATGGAAGTGTCCTCCAGTCGCCTTGCCGATGAGCTTGCCGCGGCTGTAAAGAAGGTTGACCAGGTTGCGGAGAGTCACACCGTTGTGCTGGCTGACCGGGAATGCAAGTTCCAAGTCCAGCGGCACCTCTTCCGGCTGATCTTCTGTCTCCTGCGATTCTGCATCCGGCTCATCCTCTATGGTATCATCCTCAGCCGTATTGTCCGGCTCCAATGCATCCTCGGCTCCTGCTTCCGCAGGTTCATCTTCTGCGGTATCTGCATCTTCGGATTCCTGCTCGTCCAGAACCTCCAGCTCTGCTTCGGGCATCTGCTCAGTTTCCGCTTCGGTCACAGGCTCCTCATCCATATCCGCTGTCAGCTCTGTGTCCTCCGGCTGGTCATCCGTACTCTCAATACTCTCGCCGCCGCGGATCAGTCCCTCATTCAGCAGGGTCGTCAGCAGCTCGGCATCTGCATTCTCCGGCTCGACCAGAAGGTTGCCATTCCGGTCGATGGTGTAGCTCCCGATGTCGTAAGAATACAGAGGTGCTTTGGTATAGTAAGGGTGGATGCCGGTCAGCTCCTCCATGCGTTTTGCGAGGGTCTTTCTCTCGGCTACGTTCAGTTTAAATTTCAACATAATTCATCGCTCCTTTTCGTTCATTTGTTTTTGTGCATCCCGATGTTCTTTTCGGTAGCACATATATCACTCTAAAACGGATGAATAGCAAGGCCATTTCCCGATATTCTTCATGTTCGACCATTTACACAAGGGGCCGCAAAATCTGTTGTGTAAATAGGACCAATATGTAAGCCCACCATATCAACAGGTCGCTTTCTACCTAGTAATATAGCGGGCCAGTTTATTCTTCCAGACCTGCACACCATGCGATGCCGGCCAGAACAAAGAATGCGTTGGCTAAGCAAATGCCGTTGCCCCAGATACGGTACTCGGCCGAATCCGTATACGGGTCAGCCAGCCATTTCCGGATCTGCTTCTCCGTTTTCGGCTTCTTGGCATGGGTCACGATCTTACGGTGCGTTTCAAACACATCTGCCCAGAATGCCAGCTCTTCTTCGGTCGGGTCTTCCGTTCCGAGGTCTCTGCACCACCAGTCTGGGAAGCCCTGCAGTCTGGCACACTCGGTCGGTGTCAAACGGCGAACTGTATAGGTCACAGGTGCGGGCTGTGCTTCCGGATTGTCGATGACCAGACGGTCATTGAAAGCATCCTGCCCGTTGAAGCCGCTGGGATGTGCCCCGGTTGCCACCGTTCCCATGACACCCTCGTTCAAATGCGGTACCGGTGCGATGGTGGTCGGGTCTTTGTAATCCCGTGCCATCAGGGTCGGTGCGACTTCTTTTGCCACCTGCATATAGGAGCCGGTGGTCATGGCATACACATCCTCCGGTGCGCAGACTGCATGGCGGTCAGTGGCATCCAGTGTAAAGCAGACATCCTCATTGACACCATCCCCCTGCGGACCGTTCTCATCCTTGCGGCCGATCATGTTGCCCTGCAGGACGAAGGTCTGCATCTGGTCACTCCGGGTCGCCATCAAAGCGCCGGACTTACCATGCAGATCGATCAGCTCATTGCGCTGGTTCACATGGAAGACTGTCACATCTTCCGGCTGTGCCACAAAGGTCTGCTGCTTCATCCCTGGATCTGCTGCCAGTGCCGCTGACTTTTCTCCAAGATCCCGGACTTCATCCCTCTGGTTCTGGGTAAAGGCGACCGGCTCTACCACACAGATACCGCCCTGATTGCAGGTCGGGTCACCGCCGCTGCGGTCCAGTGTCCGGGAAGTTTCGGCCTCATAAAAACCGCTGTGCGGATTATCGGACATCATGGAATGGCTGGCTTTGGAACAGACGCCATAGCATTTCGGAACGAACAGTGTCTGGTCGTTGTTGCAGCCGAGGGTGGCCGACTTTTCTTCCTGCCAGATGGCTCCCTTCCCGCCGCCCTCGCAACCGGAGCGAATTTTCAGTGTGACTGCCGGGGAGTTTTCAACATCTTTCACCGAGCTTTCCACTGAATTTTCAACAGCATCCATGACCATCGGGACATTGCCGCCACCCGTACCACACCGGCTTGTCAGTGTCTGCACCTTACCGTCCTCGGAAATCTTCACCCGGCTGTCAGCAGGATGATTCTCCAGTGCGATGGCGGCAGGCACAACACCAGCTCGGAGGGTCGGTGACCGCTCTTCCTCGTATCCGATGCTTCTGGCATCTGCGGAATGCTCGGTACAAAAACCGGCGGCTTCCAGAACACACGGCTGATGCCCATGCTCCTCTGCCCGTAGGGTTCCGGTCACATCTTTGGAAACATCCATCTGCCTGCCGCCCTGGTCGTTCAGACAGATCCGTCCTCCTGCTCCGTTACAGCCTGCCTCTCCAGTGCCGCTTTCAGCACCGGCGGCAGCTCTTTGCCACGCACGGAAGCCCTCCGCAGAATACCGAGACACGCCTTCGGACTCAAATAGTACCTTTGGGGCACTCTGGTCTGCAAAATCTGCGACAAGGTAGATACGTTTTCTTCTTTGGGGAACGCCCCACCACTGTGCATCAAGAACTCGATACGCGACGCTCCATCCGTCTCCCACATAGTAGTCGGCATCGGGCCATCCTTTCTTCTCAGGCGCAGGCACCGAGGCGGCCGGTTCTTTAACACCGATGACGGCTTCGAGGACTGCTTTGAAGTCCTGTCCTTTGTTTGAGGAGAAGGCCCCTGGCACATTCTCCCACACGATAAATCTTGGTTTTTCTCCATTGGTCTTACACCTCATTTCCTTCACGATTCGGATTGCTTCGTAAAACAGGCTGGACCGTGAACCATCCAGACCGTCCCGCTTACCCGCGATGGACATATCCTGACAGGGACTGCCAAAAGTGATGATGTCTACAGGAGGTAGGTCTGCACCGCTGATAGTAGACACATCTCCATAATGCTTCACCTGCGGCAGACGCTTGGTCGTGACCCGGATGGCAAACGGCTCGATCTCACTGCTCCACACCGGAGTGATCTGCCCGGTCAAAAGCCCGCCCAACGGAAAACCCCCGGAGCCATCAAAGAGGCTGCCGAGGGTCAGCTGTTTATTCTCCATCAGCGGCCTCGCTTTCCGGCTCGAAGGTCGCCACTTCCTCAAACTTCAGCTTCTGGCCGTCACGGATAACATACACATCATCGTAGTGACCCTCGCTGTGTTCGATATAACGCTTCACGATCACATCCACGAACTTCGGGTCCAGCTCGATGCCTCGGCACACACGGTCGGTTTCTTCGCAGGCGATCAGGGTAGAACCGCTGCCAAGGAACGGATCGAGGACGATGCCGTTGGTCATGGTGGAATTTCGGATCGGATAGCTCATCAGGCCGATGGGCTTCATGGTCGGATGGTCCTTGTTGGACTTCGGCCGGTCATACTCCCAGATGGTCGTCTGCTTCCGGTCGGAATACCACTGGTGTTTTCCCTTCTGCTTCCAGCCGTAAAGACACGGCTCGTGCTGCCACTGGTAAGGACTGCGTCCCAGCACCAGAGCATTCTTCTTCCAGATACAGCACCCGGACAGGTAGAACCCTGCATCCTTGAATGCCTTTCTAAAGTTCAGCCCTTCCGTATCTGCATGGAAGATATAGATGGAGCCGTCATCCGCCAGATGCCCGTGCATCTGCTGGAACGCTGCCAGCAGGAACTGGTAGAATTCCGAATCGCCCATGTTGTCGTTCAGGATCTTGCCAGCCGTTTCTTCCACATCCACGTTATAAGGGGGATCGGAAAGTACCAGATTTGCCTTGGTGCAGTCCATCAGGGTATCGTAGCATTCTGGCTTGGTGGAATCGCCGCACAGAACGATGTGCTTACCCAGATGCCAGAGGTCGCCCTCTTTGGAGAAGCACGGCTGCTTCAGCTCCGATTCCATATCGAAATCATCTTCCTTGACCTCTTTGCTGTGGACCTTGTTGAACAGCGTCTCGATCTCCGGCGGTTCAAAACCAGTCTTTCCAAGATCGAAGTTGGAATCCTCGATGTCCTTCAAAAGATCAGCCAGCAGGGAATCATCCCATGCACCCGTGATCTTGTTGAGTGCGATGTTCAGGGCTTTCTCCCTGGTCTTGTCGATGTCCACCACCGCGCAAGGCACTTCGGTGTAGCCCAGCTCCATCGCTACGGTCAGTCTCTGGTGACCACCGATGATCGTCATGTCGGCATTGACCACCAAAGGATCTGCGAAGCCGAACTCCGTGATGGAGTTCTTGATTTTCTCGTACTCTTTATCCCCCGGCTTCAGCTTTTTCCGGGGATTGTATGCAGCCGGCTTGAGTACGGACACCGGCAGCATCTTTAGTTCAGCAGTCGCTTTCATGTAAGCCCTCCCGTTTTAGATTCACATGCATATGACCCCGGAAAACGGCACGAAAAAGGAGCCGAACAAAAAGCCCGACTCCATCTCATCTCCATCTTCCTGCGGCTGTTCAGCCATCTCGCACCATTCCGGGTTTTCCCCGTTCACGGATGCCAGAACCTTATCTTCCGCATCGTCAATCGCATATACACAGATACCCCCGGTGTTGAACAATGGATACACACCGATAATCTTCTCACTCATTCCTGTCCGCCTCCTTCTTCCTGCCCCGGTTGGCACAAGCCCGGCTGCAATATTTTCGTTCCAACCCGTACTGATGCCGGTAGGAAAACTCCCTGCCGCACACCGGGCAGATCTTCGACCGCACGGTCTTCCAGTTCTCCGGTTTCGGATGGGTGTTGTTCCACCGTGACCGGCATTCCGGTGAGCAGAATTTCCGTGGTCTGCCTTTATGATTCGGCACAATGGCTGTACCGCACTGAGGGCAGAACGAAAAAGCCATGTCCTTGATCATCTCAGCCGTATAATCTTCCATCTACCCTCACCTCACTCTCATTTTTCGCCGTTTCTTCGGCAGTTTCTTAGAAAAATCTCATAATTCATACGAAAAGCGGCGAAGTGGAAATCGGCCCCGTCCCGCCCGGTTGAATTGTTGTTGCGGCGGCCGATTCTCGCTCGCCCTCGCTCCTCCCGGAACAAGCTAAAATGTGCGAAAGCTCCCTGTTTTCGAGAAGTTTCACACACTTTGGTTCATTTCGGGGAAAAAGAATGGCACCGGAACGAAAGCTCCGATGCCTGTACATTTTCCTGTTTCATTTTGCGCCGTTAATCCTCTGACCCCCGGCCTATGAATTTTGCGGTTTTTCACAGAAAAGGGGCCACCGGTCTCCGTGTGACTTCACCGTAGAGAAGTAACCCCGGCCCCGGCGGGGGTGTCAGTAGGTGTAGGTCGGGTTGATGTCTTCGGTCAGCGTCTTCTTATCGTGACAGTTCTTGCAGAGAGCCTGCCAATTATTTTGGTCCCAGAAAAGTTTCTGGTCACCACGGTGTGGAATGATGTGATCCACGACCGTTGCCCGGACATACTTACCCTGCTTGGCACACTGCACACACAGCGGATGGGCTTCGAGATACGACTTCCTAGCTTTCTGCCAACGTCTGTTGTATCCACGCTTTGCTGCTGGTCGGGTGGCTTCTGGGTGGAGAGGCAGGTGCTTCTCACAGTAGAGCCGGCCGGCTTCCACCAGCTCCGGACAGCCGGGGTGATGGCACGGTGTCTTTGGTCTGTACGGCATGGGTCAGTCCTCCCACGGAAGACCAGCCTTACCGAAGTGACCGTAA